GTAAGGTTGTACTCAACCAAGCTATGATGGAAGGATCACGTACAGGTAAGGCAGCAGAGGCTGACCTGATGATTATGATTTCAAAGAACCCTACTGTCGAAGGACAGGATGAAGAAGACAACCAACGTCACATCAATATCGTGAAGAACAAACTATCAGGATGGCACGGTATTGTTCACACTGATTTGGAATATAAGATAGCGAGGTATGTAGCATGATTACAGCAACATACATTGACCACATGGGCAGTGACCTGTCCGTAGTAAACGCAGCACGGGTTAGCTTTGGTAAGAAGTCTGAGTACATTTACTCTGGGGTTGATACTAATGGCCCACTAGAGAAAGCATTACATCAACGTGACGTGAAGCTGATCCGTTACCTAGCCAAGCACAAACACATCAGCCCATTCGGTCATGCCTTTGCATCGTTCCATGTTAAAGCACCTGTGTTTGTAGCACGTCAGCTAGTCAAGCACAAGTTTCTACGGTGGAACGAGGTGTCGAAACGCTATGTGGATGAAGAGCCAGATTTTTATACACCAGAGGTCTGGCGTGGGCGTAGTGCTGATAAGAAACAAGGCAGTGAAGGTAGTATAACTGTATCAGGTGATATTGCAGAGGACTTATATGACGAAGCTATAGGACGGTATAGATTGCTTTTAGATATAGGTGTCTGCCCTGAACAAGCCCGTATGGTTCTGCCACAGTCTATGATGACGGAGTGGTACTGGTCAGGTTCACTAGATGCGTTTGCTTCTATGTGCCACCTACGGTGCAAGCCTGACACGCAGCTAGAGACACGGCTTGTGGCTGAACAGATTGATGATACGATGATGAAACTATTCCCTGTAGCATGGGAAGCATTAAGGGCGTATGAAGAATGATGAATAAGGACGTAGGTATGATTGGTGTCGAAACCGTAGAAGAACACGAAGACGGTAGTGCAACATACAACTTTCACATGGATGCACATGCCCGTGGATTACTGGCAGAGGAAGGCTTGAAGCTGGTACTCTACTGCGCCGCAGCCAAGCTAGACATGGGCTTGGTGTACGATTTTATAACAGACCACATGAGGTACGAGAATGACAAAACTACCTGAAGGACGTAAGCCACTACCTAACGAGTGGTTCATAGATAGAGCAAACAAAATGGAGAATGCAAACATGCAGAGATATGCAGTGATGATTGATGTAGACGGTGACTGGATGTATGTACCAAACACATGGTCATTTCCAAATCATCCAGATCCAAAGATATTCACATCATTTGATGACGCAGTAGATGAAAAGGAAAAGTGGAACACTGGTATAGTAGTAGAGTATCCAACAAAACACATACGTTCTATGACTAGAGAGGAACGCAAGAGAGCAATAGAAAGGAGTCAGATAAATGGTAAGTAAAGATGCAGGTGTAGAGATAGAATTAGTATCGTGCATGAAACGGTACAACCTCACAGTCGATGAAGCTAAAGAAGCCATGCGAATGTATGCTGATGATAAACAATTTCAAAAAGATCTTGACGATGCAATGCAGCATAGAGTATACGATGATTGGGATTACTGGCACGATAACGATATAGCATAGGAGATGCAATGAAACACCTGACCCTCGACGTAGAGAACACTGTGGTTAAACGTAACGGTAAGTTACACCTTGACCCATTTGAACCTGATAATACATTAGTTATGGTTGGTATGCTAGATGATCTTGGTAACGAAGACCTTATAACATTCGATCACACAGAGCAACAACCAACCACAGAGGGGCGGTCTATTGTCCAAAGCAAACTGGACGAGACTGCCCTTCTAATTATGCACAATGCCGCACACGATTTGATCTGGCTATGGGAGTCAGGCTTTACTTATGATGGCCCTATCTTTGACACCATGCTAGGTGAGTACGTACTACAACGTGGGCAGAAAGAACCACTGTCACTTGAAGCATGTGCAGAACGTTACGAACTTGCCACACAAAAGCAAGACACATTGAAGGAGTACTTCAAGCAAGGCTATTCGGTACGTGATATTCCACATGCTGAATTGTCCGAGTATCTGTCTGCTGACTTACATGCAACACAACAGTTGTACATAAAGCTTATGGACAAGTATAACACACTAGATAATTCACTAACAAATACCATCAAACTTACTAACCAATTGGCTGTACATCTAGCACGTATCTATCAACGTGGGTTTACTGTAGACATGGATGCACTTGACGATGTGCGTCAGGAGTTTGAACAGGAACGTGATCAGCTAGTCACCGATCTAGAAGCACAGGTACGTGAGCTAATGGGTGATCGTCCAATCAACCTTAACAGTCCAGAGCAATTGTCTTGGGTTATCTATAGTCGTAAGCCTTTGGATAAAAAGTTCTGGGCAGAATTGTTTGATGAACGCATGACTGACACAGACTACAAACGTCAGGTACGTGTAAGTACTGAGGCATTGTACAAACAGAAAGCACACCAGTGTGGTACATGTAATGGTACTGGACAGGTGAGAAAGGTAAAGAAAGATGGAACACCCTTTGCACGTACTAACAAGTGTGGTTCCTGTGATGCTAGTGGTTATCTATTTGTGGATAGTACTGCGTTAGCAGGTCTTAGGTTCGCTGCACCTACCGCTAAGTGGGTGAGTGCCAATGGCTTTAGCACAAGTAAAGATAACCTTGTGTTCCTAGAGGGTATTGCTCGTGCCAAGGGAATGACAGAGGCAGAGCTATTCTTACAACGTGTTCGTCGCCTGAGTGCCGTAGAGACTTACCTGAGCAGCTTTGTAGAGGGCATAGCTACCCATACCAAGCAAGACGGTAAGCTTCATGTACGGCTCTTGCAGCACCGCACAGGCACAGGTCGTCTGTCAGGTGCAGATCCTAACATGCAGAACATGCCACGTGGTGGTACATTCCCAGTGAAGAAAGTATTTAAGTCACGTTGGGAAGGTGGTCAGGTTATGGAAGCAGACTTTGCACAGTTAGAATTTCGTGTGGCTGCGTATCTATCACAGGACAAGACTGCTATTGACGAAGTGACTACAGGCTTTGATGTACACTCATACACTGCTAAGGTTATCAGCGATGCTGGTCAGCCTATGTCACGTCAAGAAGCCAAGGCACACACCTTTGCACCACTGTATGGTGCCAGTGGCTTTGGTCGTACAGAAGCAGAAGCCGCTTACTACAAGCAGTTCACTACCAAGTACAATGGTATTGGTAAATGGCACGAGGAGTTAGCCAAGGAAGCACTGAACACAGGTAAGATACGTACACCATCTGGTCGTGAGTTTGCGTTCCCAGATGTACAACGTCGTCGTCATGGGGGTGTGACATTTTTCACACAGATTAAAAATTATCCTGTACAATCGTTTGCAACTGCTGACATTGTACCTATATCCCTGATATACATAGACAAATTATTAGGGGTAAATAAAATGCAATCATGCATAGTCAATACAGTACACGACAGTATCGTCATTGACGTGCATCCAAATGAAGTTGATAAGGTTATCAAGGTGATACACCGCACTAACGATATGCTAATATCTTTGGTCAATAAGAAGTGGAACCTAGACTTTAACGTACCTCTATTATTAGAGGCAAAGATAGGTGATAATTGGCTTGACACAAAAGATGTAGCTTGATATAACTATGATTCGTTTAACTGAAAAGGAGACTACAAACATGAACCAAGTAGCAACAACAAACTATGCAGACATGGCAAAACTAATGGGCGTAAGTGCAGAAGTACAGCAGACTAAGACAAGCGTACTTGCACGACTACGTATCAACCACACACCTATTATGGGTGAAGCCGAAATCAATGGTAAGAAGACCAAGATGGAAGTAGTAGAGGGTGGTACATACAAACTAGAAATCCCAGATGGACCTACATACTATGCAAAGGACGTTAACGTTCGTCCATTTGTACAACGGTACATGTATAAACGTTTTGTCATGGGTAATGACAAGACACCAAACCGTTATATCAAGACTGTCATGAATGACAACTTGAACGTTGATCTTAAGGACAACGATGGTGGGTTCAACTGCGGTAAACCTGCGGGATACATTCAAGACTTCAAGGCACTGCCAGAGAAGACACAAGAATTGATTCGTCAAATCAAACGTGTTCGTGCAGTGTTTGGCACAGTCGAATTGATCGATCCAGTAGATGCGTCAGGTAATCCAGTGACCGTGGACGCAACCCCATTCATCTGGGAAGTTGAGAACCGTGACGCATTCAAAACGATTGGTGATGTGTTTGGTAAGCTTGGTAAGATGCGTCGTCTACCACCAATGCATAAGGTATCCCTGTCTACAGAGGAACGTAAGTTACCGAATGGTAATAGCTTCTACCTTCCAACAACAAAGTTGGACTTACAAACTACGCTAGATGTAGACAACGATGCGCAGGAAACGTTAGGTAATTTCCTTGCATGGATCACAAACTACAACGAGTACATCATCAATTCGTGGGACGAGAATGCCCATAAGCATGATGACATTGACACAGCAACAGTCGATGATTTCATTGACGTATCAGAAGAGGACTTTGTGTAATGCACCATCCTGCCGAAATGAAGCTGCATAAGTTCATGACTGATGCTGCCAATGGAAAGAGCACGTTCACAGATGAACAGGCTCAAGAGATTGGGGCAGAGGTTGCGGCTGCTGTAGTACGTCAGTTCGGCAGTGGTAAGTCTCGTGACGAGTTTACATTAAGGATGTCCAACATTGGTCGTCCTACATGTCAGCTATGGTTTGACAAGAACAAACCTGAGACTGCATTGCCGAAGCCTTCGACATTTGTAATGAACATGATGATAGGAGATATAGTTGAAGCAGTATTCAAAGGATTACTCAAGGGAGCAGGTGTCGAGTTTCAAGACACTGACACAGTTACTCTCACGGTTGGAGACAAGAATGGTACTGCTGTACGGGGCAGTTATGATCTTGTCATTGACGGTGCTGTTGACGATGTAAAGTCAGCATCACCTTGGTCATACCAGAACAAGTTTGAATCCTTCGATTCATTATCAAAGGGCGATTCATTTGGTTACGTAGGACAACTTGCTGGTTACGCAGAAGCTGCTGGTAAAAAAGCAGGTGGCTGGTGGGTAGTGAACAAAGCCAATGGCGAGTTCAAATATGTACCTGCAACTGGTATGGACAACAAGAAAGAACTCGATAAAATCAAACAAACAGTAGAGACTGTAAATGATAACGAGTTCAAACGTTGCTTCAAAGCTGTACCTGAAACATACAGAGGTAAGCCTAGTGGTAACATGATATTAAATGATAACTGTAAGTTCTGCGACTATCGCTTTGAATGTTGGCCAACACTACAGGAGCTACCATCCAAAGTGTCACAAGCTAAAGAACCTAAGTTAGTAGGATATATAGAAGTAAAGGAGTTTTAAATGTTAGATGATAATGAAATTACACACCTACAAGAAGAGATCAAACTTCTTGAAGAGCAGCTGCGTGAACGTAAGCGAGAGCTACACGACAAACGATATGCAGGATTACGTAATGCTATGCAAGCACGTAAAGACGCAGACGTTGCTTTGAGTGAAGAGCTAAAGGCATTGGGTATTCGCACCATTAGATGGAACCCGTTACTGCCATGAACGGCAAAATATTTATGGCAGCATTAAAGCATGGGTATCGTAGTGGTCTTGAAATAAAAGTAAAAGACTACTTGAAAGAGAACAAGATACCTGTTAAGTATGAGTGTATCAAGATTGAATGGGAAGACTTGATGTACCGTACATATACACCAGACTTTGTGCTGCCTAATGGCATCATCCTTGAAACGAAAGGAAGGTTCACTGCCGATGACCGTAGGAAACATGTGCTGATTAAAAAACAGCATCCAAACTTGGACATACGATTTGTATTTGAAAGTAGTAATCGTAAGCTAAGTAAGAAATCAAAGACTACATACGCTTCTTGGTGTGAACGTAATAAGTTTTTATATGCAGATCGGTATCCACCACTAGACTGGCTGAAAGAGAAAGGCAAAGTTGAGCATCCAGATTTAATAGTATTCCCTATGGACAAAATAAAAAGGAGCTAACATGACCGAAGAAAAAGAAAAGATATTTGTAGACTTTGAACCTAATGATTTTATTCTACGTATCTCACCAGTGATGAGTGAGGATGACGAGTGGACAGGTGAGTTGAATGTAGGTTACCTGACGTTAGATGAAAATTATTTATCTGAAGAAGACTACATGCATGTAGATATGGTAACGAACATGGCACTGTCATCTATACCACTGATGGAAGAAGACTTGCAGGTACGAGCAAAGCTATATCAATACACAATGCAAGCACTGCGTAAGGATAGTAAAGATCCTTTCGTTGAGAAAGAAGAAAACAGTAACGTGATAAAACTACGGTTTGGACAATAAGGAGAACAGTATGGCAGACAATGTAAACAATCCTTCACACTATAATCAAGCTGGCATTGAATGCATTGATGCCATCCTAGCCGCCACAGGAGATGGGTTTGAATATTACCTACAAGGTAACATTATGAAGTACCTGTGGCGGTATCGTTACAAAAACGGCATTGAGGATTTACGTAAAGCTCAATGGTATTTGAATAAATTAATAGAGGTAACTGATGATAGTCAAAGT